AACAACCCGGAGCTGGGCCAGGTCATGCCCATCATGGTCACCGACGGTGACCGCGTGTACGGGTACGCCGCGCAGTGGGGTGAGTGTCACCTCGGCTTCAAGAACGAGTGCGTCATGCCACCGCGCGACGACGACTTCACTCGGTACATGACCGGCGAGATCTTGTGTGAGGACGGCTCACGCGTCCTCGTCGGACAGATCACCGCGGGCATGGGACACGCGCCGTTGAGCTACGGCGCGAACCGAGCGAGCGAGCACTACGAGAACACCGACGCCGTGGTCGCCGACGTCGCCGTGGGTAATGACAAGCGCGGCATCTGGGTCGCCGGCGCGATCCGACCGTCCGCGCACACCGCGCGGGTGCAGGCGCTGCGCGCGTCCGGTCAGGTATCGCCAGACTGGCGCTACGTCGGCGGTCGACTGCGCATGGTCGCACTGCTGACTGTGAACACGTCGGGATACCAGACGCCTCGTGCACGGTCGTTCGTCGCGAGCGGGCAGATCCGCTCGCTGATCGTTGAGGGTATGGTCTCGGTGAAGAACACGGGACCAAGCGACGAAGAGTTGGACAAGCGTGCGCTGCGGCTGATCTCCGATCAGCTGGCGGCACGTGTACACCCGGAGGTCTGAATCATGTGTGGTTGCGGCAAGCCCGTCATCACTCCCGCACAGCCGGCACCGGCACCGCCACCGCCTCAGCCGGCACCACAGCCCGTGCGTTGAGTCAACGCATCACGGACACACTGCACTGCCTGTTACCGTTCCGCTAGTTGTGGACGCAAGATCCATAAAGGAGGTCCCCCGTGGCCGATGAATTCGTCACCGTCCCGCAGGACTTGACGCTTCTGAGTGATCAGGACCTGGCGGACCTCGAGGCGCGCGCCGTCGCTGAGTTCGACCGGATCCGGGCTGACACGAACGTCACGCCCGAGGGTGTCGAGTATCAGATGCGACTCGCCACCGACATCGATCGCCTCCGTGCGACCATCGTCGGTCGTGAGGCCGCGGCCGCACGCGCGGCCGAGCAGCAGCGCGCCGCTCTGCTCGAGCAGCAGGCGACGCTGGATCAGCGCGTTCACGGTGCACGGCCCGAGGGCGAGGGTGGCTCAAGTGGCGGGGGAGGCGGTGCGCCGGTCATGGACACCGCAGCCATCGCCGAGGCCGCCGCACGCGGCGCAACCGCGGCTCTGGTCGCCGCGCTTGGCAACCGTCGGCTGGACAGCTCGACGATCAACGAGCGCGCCACCGCGACGCTGGCCCAGGCGCGCGCTCACGCGCCGGCACCAATCGTCGCCCGTCCCCGCCTGGCCGTCACGGCCGGCGTGGACATTCCGGGTGTTGCCCGCGGCGCCGAGATGGCCAGTCTCGACGAGCTGGTCGCCGCGTTCGGACGCGCGGCCAAGGGAATGCCAGTGACCCGCGACGGCCACGGACAAGAGCGACTGGTCGCGACGATCCGCAACGAGTTCGAGCACACCATCGACGACCGCACCTCTCCGGCGCAGGTCGAGGAGCTGTTCCGGCACCTCACGCGTCCCGAGAAGATGGAGTCACTGGTCGCGGGTGGTGGCTGGTGCGCTCCCAGCGAGATCCGATACGAGTTCTTCAACGTCGCCGACGTGGACGGCCTGGTAGATCTTCCCACGGTGGGCATCAGTCGCGGCGGCATTCGATTCCCGGTCTCGCCCAGCATCGCCGACGCGTTCGGCACCACCGGCCTCGCGCCGTTCGCCATCGCGTTCGGCACCGGCTCCGACCCGTGGCTGTGGACCGAGACGGACGACATCGCGTCCGTGACCGGCGCAGGCGGCACGCCGTCCAAGCCCACGATGCGCGTCCCCTGCCCGACGTTCGGCGAGGCGCGACTGGAGTGCTACGGCATCACGCTGACCGCCGGCAACCTGACGGACGACGCCTACCCCGAGTCGACCGCGAACACCCTGCGGCTTCTGCTCGCCGCGTGGCAGCACGCGCAGAACGCACGCATCATCGGTCAGATGGTCGCCCTCAGCTCGCCCGGTGCGACCGGTCTGGGCGCCGCGGGTAAGCCCGTCTACCAGACGGTGCTCAACGGCCTCGACCTCGTCGCTACCGACTACCGCAGCAAGTACGCCATCGCCGACGAGACGCCGGTGGAGGTCATCGCCCCGTTCTGGGTGCAGGACCTGATCACCGCGGACCTCGCGTGGCGCAACACGCTCAGCACCGACTTGCTCTCGGTCACCAACGCGCAGATGCAGGGCTTCTTCGCAGATCGAGGTCTGCGCGTCCAGTGGGTCAACGACTGGCAGGTGCGTGGCTCCGGCCAGTTCGGCCAGAACGTCGGTGGCGCCGCGACCCTGAACGCGTGGCCCACCTCGGCGCAGTTCATGATGTACGCCGCGGGCACGTTCGTGAAGGGCAACGGTCTCACGCTCGACTTGGGCGTCGTCCGCGACTCGGTGCTCAACAAGACCAACGACTACACCGCCGCATGGTCCGAGGAGTGCCACCTCGTCGCCAAGTTCGGACACGAGTCGCGACTCTTCACGTTGACGTTCGCCGTCGACGGCAACACGGGCGGCCAGGTCGCGGCCGGCACCGCGTCGCTGTAAGCGTCGGGTCAATGCGGGACACGGACGATGGAACGGGGTGAACGATGGCAGGCGCACGACAGATCGTCGACCCGCCGTCGTTCACGCCCGTCCCGTTTGGCCTGCTGACGACGGTCGAGTGGCCGGCGATCGAGGGACCTCACTGGCAGAACGGCATCTCATACTCGCCGATGTGCAGTCCTACCGTCAGCGGCATCGGGTCTCTCACCTACAGTCAGTGCCTCGCCGTTACCGGCGCCGGCGGAAGTCCACCTGCGCCGCCTAACCTAAGCAACAACGTTCAGCGCGTACTTCGCGGTGCGACGCCGTGCGTCGCCTACGTCGAGTTTGACTGCGCGCCCGTCGGTAACGAGCAGGCGCAAGCCGCGGCCGAGCAGGCGCTGGCTATGGCCGCGTCGTCGCAAGTGGAGCTGGCGTTCTGGACGGGACTCGCCGCCGGGCAGAACGTCGTGTTCCCACACCTCGCGGCCAACGCGCAGGTGCTCGACCCGAGCGGGATCTTGCTGCAGACCGTCGCCATCAACGTGACGGGCTCGAACGTCATCGGCGTCTCGGGAGACCTGCTCAACATCGAGACGGCACTGGGTCTACTCGAGGGAGCGCTGGCCAACTGCTACGGCGGCGTGGGTGTCATTCACGTACCCGAGATGCTGTTACCGACGATGGACGCGTGGGGAATCGTCCGCTCGGTCGGATCGGTGATGAAGACGCTCAACGGCAACAAGGTCGCCGTAGGCTCAGGTTATCCGGGCACGGGACCGGACGGCACTTCACGCGTCGGCAACAGCTGCTGGATGTACGCGACCGGCAACGTCTTTGGCTTCCAGTCTGAGGTGCGCGTTCGCGCACCGCAGGGACCCCAGGCATTTGACCGCAGCACGAACACCATGAGAATGATCGCAGAGCGCACTTACGTGCTCGGCTGGGACTGTTGCCACTTTGCGGTTCAAGCATCGCTCGGTGTGCCGAAGGGAACGTGATGTAGATGGCCGCGATCTGTGGTACCCCGATCAAGGGTACGGTGCTGCGCATCGTTCAGCTGGACGTCTGTGGCAACCCCGTCACCGGCGCATCCAGCCACGTGATCATCAACAACCTGTTCACCCAGGTCCAGATGACACCGCAGTACGAGGCTGGCACGGACTTCTTCGAGCGCACCGCTGACGGTCTGATCGGCGTCAACCAGGTCGACCCGCCCATCCTCAAGCGCATGCAGATCCAGGTCGACATGATGACCGTCGACCCGGATATGATGCCGTACGTGCTGTCTGCACGCGAACTGACGACGAGCGCACCGGTGTCAGGCACCGGCTTCGCCATGTCTGAGGGCGTCTCGACCGCACACTACTCACTCGAGGTCTGGCAGCGCGTCGCGGGCGCGGGTGCCTGCACACCGAGCGGCCTTGCGCAGTACGTGTACAACGCGTGGCCACACTGCTACAACACACAGGTCGCCGCGTACACGATCAGTAACGCGCGATCGGGTCTGAGCTTCCAGGCGGACACCGCCGCGGCCGGAACACAGTGGCTGGACGGCCCGGGTACGTTGACCTGGCTGCCCACCGGCACACCGTCCGCACTCACCACCGAGCACTGGCTGTGGAACATCACGACCAACGTACCACCAACACCCGGGTGCGGCTTCGTAATCCTGCCGTAGGAGGCGCCGTGAAGGCTGAGGCAAGCACAGGCTTCGGCGCAACGCTCAAGACGCGCGTGATGCGCGCGCCCAGGCCTAAGGGCGTCTTATCGGTGCGCGTGCCGGGCATGGGACGCGTCATGTTTACACGCGATCCCGGCGACTCGATGCTACTGGCGCGCGAGGTGTTTCTCACGCACCTGTTCGCGACTCACCGTGGTCCCGACGGTCGGGTCATCGAGCAGCGCGACCTAGGTTCAGGACTGGTCACCAACGTCGGCGTCCTCGCGCTCGCCAACGACTTCCAGTGGCTACCCGGCCAGACTATCGCGCTGAACTTATTCCGTGTCCTGGGCAATCACGCCACTGGGATCGGAGTCACCGCGGCCGCGGTCACGGACATCAAGCTGCAGACACCGTCCAGCTTCGGCGGTCAGACGATGGTCGCTGGCGTGCAGACGTTTATCCCAGGCACCAACGCGGGTGGCACGACCACCAGCACCACCGGGACGAACAAGTTCCAGTCGGTCGCCACGATCAACTACACCGGCACCGAGGCCGTCACCGAGTGGGGTCTGCTCGGAACCCTGGGTGCGATCGGCGGCACAGCGCTGTCGACCGCGACCGGCTCGCCGTTCACCGCGGGTGACGCGACGCACGGCACGGTCACCGCGACACCGCTCACCGCGTCGGCCGCGGGTGTGCAGGGTCAGGTACTGACCGTCGTCGAGAACACTGGCAACGCGACCCCACACTGGGGCCTGGTCACTGCCAACTCCACTTCGATCTTCACGGTGCCCGCGTGGTACAAGGTCTCGGACAGCACCGCTGCCGGTACCTTCCCGGCGAACACCAACACGTTCGTCAACCGTCCGATCATGTGGGATCACAAGGTCTTCGCCGCGATCAACGTGAACTCCGGCGACTCCATCCAGTTCACCTACCAGCTGACGCCCAACCAGGGCGGCTAGCATGCCGATCCGCACCGGGTATGCCAACCTGCTCAACGACCCGCTCCCGGGTCCCGTCACTTCGAACACCTTCACCGGTCCCCAAGACCTGATTGCGGGCACGGTCGCACCCGCCGCACAGCCCTGCCTGATCCCCGCGAACTACATCAAGGATGGCGGTACGTACCGCACGACCGCGGCGGGTACGTTCTCGACGACGGGCACGCCCACGCTCGTGTTTGGTCTGTACTTCGGCACGACGGTCCTGGCGGTCTCGGTCGCGTTCACCACGGCTTCGGGCGCCGTCACGCTGCCGTGGCGATTCCAGGTCGAGACCGTTGTCTACTCGTCGAACCCAAACACGGCGATCGTCACGGACACGTCGGGGTACCTGCACTTTGGCACGACGGTCGCCGCGATCACGCAGCAGCCGGTGCCCGGCATCGCACAGGCGAGCGTGAACATCGACAACTCCGCTGCACAGCTCTGGGCGGTCAAGGCGACATACTCTGCGTCGTCGTCGTCCAACATCGTCATCTTGCGTAAGTGGATCGTCGAGGAACTCACCCAGATCTAGGAGACGTCATGGCAGCACCGATTGTGTCGGGTTCACTCGACAACCAGGCACCGACCATCGGTCAGGTGCTGACCCTGACCGTGAACTACTCCGACCCGGACGCGACGACGAACACGATCACGATCACCGGCACCGACGCCGAGGGACACCCCGGCACGGCCACCGTAACTTACACGGTCGGTGACCCGGTGACGCTCGCCGTCGCCGACTCGTCCGGCCGCGTCTGGTCCAAGATCTCAGACACGGGTGCGATCGCCGTGTATCGGACGACCGTCTGAGATGAGCACGGCGACCGTCACGGTCACCGCGACGGACCGCGAGGGGCACGCCGCGCAGGCCACCGTGACTTACACCGATCTGGCAGTGGCCGGAGTCGGTGTTCCACCGGGTACTGTCTTAAAGCGTGTGCCGCAGGACGTCACCACCGCAGCGCAAGCCGGCGGGATCAACTCCGGGTGGGGGTGGGACGGGACGAGGATCAACGCCTCGACCAACGGCGTCATCGACCGGGTTGACGTGAACGGCGCGGTGTACAACAACGGCGGCACTGACGCCCGCACCGCCGGGAAACTCACCATCACCAAAAGCAAGATCCGGTGCACCAACGAGAACAACTGGGGTGTGACCCTCGGCTCCGGCTCACTGCTGCAGGACTGCGAGGTCGGCGGTGGTGCGAACGGCACAACCATCTGGGGCGCGATCGGTGTCCTCGCCGGGCGGTGGAACGCCGCGCAGACCACGGCCATCGTGCAACGCTGCTACATCCATCACGTCGAGCACGGTGGCCGTTCCGACGGCAACGCTCACTGGCTGAACAACCTCATCGACGCGCTCCCGACGAACGACTCCACCAACCACGTCGACGGGATCATGTGCACCGCTGGTGACGACAACCTCTTCGACGGGAACACGTTCCGCGCAGCGGTGAACAACTCCCAGATCTTCATCCAGTGGCAGACCGGCAACGTCAACATCGGCGTCGTCACGATCAGCAATAACACGTTCGAGTGTCACTGCGACAGCTCGGGTCAGTGTCCGTCGTGGGGTGTCGGCTTCGAGCATAAGGGCCTCGCGTCGGGGAAGACTCGCACCATCTCCAACAACGTCTTCCAGCGTGGCTGGGGTGGATCGCAGACTGGCACGCCGATCGAGTGTCCTACTGGGACTACCGTCACGGGCAACAAGTTCACCGACGGTTCGGCGGCGACGGTTCAGTTCGTCTAAGAGAGGTAGGCTCACGTGCCCGCGCCTACCTACCCATCGGCCGCGGACCTCGTCGAGGGCACCGGCACCCGCTCGTTTGGCGCGGTGACGACGCAGGCCGGCGACTGGCTCTTCGTCGAGATCGCGACCGAACGCAACGACCCCACCGGGGTGACATTCCCAGCGACGTGTCCGACGTTGATCTTCTCTGTGCAGAACGACACCGGCGGCTCAACTACCGGTGATCACTCGCAGATCTACCAGACCACCGCACCTGACGCCGCTGGCGGTTCCCGCACCGTCACGATCACACCGTCGCAGGGCACCTACCGTTACCGGGCGCGACTGACCGTAGTTCGTGGCTCGGCCGGGCCCGGTGGCAAGGCCAAGACCGCCGCATCAACGTCGGGGCAGACGGTGTCTCTCGCCCGGCAGGGCGACAACTCTGGGGTATTCGTCACCCTGGGCGACTTCACAGCGGGTGCGGTTGGGTCGCCTACCGTCACCCCCGGCGGTTCGATCACGGCGTCACAGCAGGGCACCGGTGCGACGTACGTGTTTGGTCGGTGGGACGACTCCGGCGCGAAGGCGACCGCCACGACGGGCATCGCCACGGCGGTGTACACCACACCAGCAGTCGCCGTACTGGAGATGCTCGGACTATCATCGAGCGTATCGGCGTTCGTTCCACCGCGTGACTACCTCTCACCCATGAACGTCGCGGCCCGTGTCACGCTCGGGAGTATGGCGGCGACGGCCAACGCGTTCACCTCGACGCTTACCGCCACCGTCGGGTTCACGGGTGTGGACAACGTGCTGGTGGGTAGTAACCAGACCGCACAGCTGCCGTTCACCGGTGTGACTGTTAAGCGGACGATTAAGAGTGCACTGGCCGCAACAGTTGGCTTCACTGGTAGTCTCGCGTCGGCCGCGGTGCACCACTTCACCCAGGCACTTACAGCAGCGCTGTCCTTCACCGGCACGCAGACGCGAAAGATCAACACGACCGACGCCGCGGGCGTTGGGTTCACCGGTGCACTGGTGCGAAAGATCTTCGACACCGAGACGGCGACCCTTGGGTTCACCGGTGCGCTACCACGCGCGATCACACGCGGGTTGACCGCAGCGGTTAGCTTCACCGGTGCGACCGCAAAGCGAACCGTGACGACTCTTACGGGTGCCACGCTCAGCTTCACCGGTTCGCTAGGCAGCGCCGCGGTGCACCACTTCACGCAGGCGTTGAGCGCGACGCTATCTTTCACGGGTGCACAGACGCGCAGGATCTTCAGCGGGCAGTCCGCGACGCTGTCACTCACCGGCGCGTTGGCACGTCGAACCACTAAGTCACTTACCGCAGCGACGGTGTCCTTCACGGGTGCCGTCGTTAAGACCACATCGCGGACGCTGGGCGCGGCGCTGAGCTTCACCGGCACGCTGTCACGACGGACTAGTCACGGTCTGAGTGCCACCGTCTCGTTTACCGGTTCACTGACGTCGGCAGCGGTGCATCACTTCACGCAGGCGTTGAGCGCGAGCATCGGCTTCACCGGCAGTCTCTCCACGCAGGTCGCGCACTTCTTCACGCAGGCACTCACCGCGACCGTGGGCTTCACGGGTAAGCAGATTAACGCGATCAGCAAGGGCGTCTCGGCGACGGTCGGCTTCACCGGCGCACTTCCGCGCAAGATCAGCACGGTCCGTTCGGCGACCGTAAGTTTCACCGGTGCACTGACGCGTCGGGTCGGCAGCGTGCAAGCGGCGACTCTGGCGTTCGTGGGTGTGATCGTTAAGAAGACGAGCACCGCGCGCGTCGCCACGCTGGCTTTCACGGGTAGTCTCACGTCGCAGGTCGCGCACTTCTTTACTAAGTCGTTGTCCGCGACGCTGTCTTTCACTGGCAGTCTGACAAGTGCGCACATCTTCACCAAGATCTTAACGGCATCGGTCGGTTTCACCACGTCGCTGACGCGGCGCACCGTTCGCTTACTTGCCGCGGGTCTCTCGTGGACCGGTGTTCAGACGAGACGCATCAGCACGCGACTTACCGCTGATCTGTCGTTCAGCACGGTCTTCAGCTTTATCCCACACGTGCTCGCCAACATCACGAACCTACGCATTCGAGTCGCGGGTCGGGTCGGGCGGATCTTCGGTGTTGGGCGAGAGGGTCCCTCAGGTGGTGTAGGTGGTCTAGGATCGACGCACGGAGCCGGAGCCGAGGGAATCGACACGGCAAGCGGCCGTGAAGGCGTCGACGACGCGAGTGGTGAGGAGGCCGGGACGTGAGTCCTTCCATCGCCATCGGACCGTTCGTCGTCGGGGAGAAGCCGGCACCCTTGCTCTACACCTTCGAGGACTCCAACGGTGTCGTCATCGATCTCACGGGTTACACGGCGAAGTACTTCGTGAAGGAACGAGACAGCGGCATCACACCTGCTGCGCTAGCGGCTACGGTACCCGTGCCGCTACAGGGACAGGTGCAGTACTCGTGGGTGGGTTCCGAGTTTCCGACACCGGGCCACTACCTGTCCGAGTTCTGGGTGGGTAACCTCACGCAGCGCTGGTGCAGCATCTTGATCGAGTTTGACGTGCGCTGGTCACTCGGCGTGGTGCCGAACATCTAGGAGCTGACGTGGCTGGTGACTTCGAACCGACCGCACCCTGGCCGTGCAACTGGATGTGTGACGTCTCTACCATCTCACCGACGATCACGGGTCGCGCGGTAACCTTCGCCACCGAGATCTTGTGGGCACTGACCGGTCGACGCTTTGGATTCAACACAGTGAAGTTGCGTCCCTGCCGAGAGTACCCACTTGACACACCCTTCCCGGACGCGTGGCTGTCGTGGCCCGGCACTCAGATGCCACCGCTCGGCGCGACCAGCAGTGGCGGCTGGGGCGGCTGGTGGATCGCGGCGGGCTGCAGCTCGTGCTCGGGTGGCTGCTCTTGCACAGTGCTGAACGAGATCAAGCTTCCGGCGCCGGTTCACCTCGTTACCGAGGTGCGGGTCGACGGCAGTCCACTCGTCACCGGTGCGTACCGACTCGACGACAACCGGCGCCTGCTCCGCGTCGACGGCTCGCAGTGGCCGAGCGTCAACAACCTCCTACTGGACGACACACAGCCGGGCACGTGGTCCGTGACGGCGCAGTACGGTGAGAACGTTCCGGCAGGCGGAGCCGACGCGATGGGCGAGCTCGCGTGTGAGTACCTCAAGGCCGCGAGCGGTCTTGACTGCCGGCTGCCGAGTGGGGTCACCCAGCTCGCCCGGCAGGGTGTCACGATCTCCATGCCCGACCTGGGGGATCTGCTCGACAAGGGTCGCACCGGACTTCGCCTCGCCGACATGTTCATCGCCGCGTGGAACCCAGGACACCTGAAGGCACGCTCACGCACCTACTCCATCGATCAGCAGCTGGCACGAAGGGCGGGCTCGTGAGTCTCGATCTGGCCACACAGCACCGTCTCGCGGTCGAGCAAGACGACTTTCAAAACCGCGTCGTCTCGGCGCTGTTCACGGCCGCTATCACCGCGTTCTCACTGCCTCCACTTTCTGATCCGAAGCAGCAGGCGCAGCGCCTATCGCTGGCCAAGGATGTTGTGATCGACCCGGCTAAGCAGTACGTTCCGACGTTCTGCTGGGTGTGCGTGAGCAGCGCAACACTCAACTCGGTCGACGCACTCACAGACTCTTACATTGTCACGACCGTCGAGGCGTTGTTCGACGCAGTCGCGCAGCAACTCGTGGTGGTGCCCTGATGCTGCGCGGCTACGACGCCTCTTACACGATCTTGGCCGCCGTGCGTGACGCGTGCGCGGTCGAGCTTCAGTCGAGAAGTGCGGCGCCGGCGCGCATCTCGATCGTACCCGGTGCCATCGCGTGGGACGACTGCGACACGTGCGGCCTGCTCGCGCTGTCCACGCTGCGACACTTCTTCACCGATCAGTTTCCGATCGAGGTCGTGACGACGGACATGGGTCCGGGCACACTTCAGGGTTCGGACATGGCGATACAGATGATCCGCTGCGCTCCCACGCCACCTGACGGTGACCTGTCGCCGAGCGTCGCCGCACTCGACGCGAGTGCACATGAAGTTCTCAACGACGCCTTCTCACTGATCTGCGCGACTCACAACCAGCTGCAGCTCATGAAGACCCGCGATGACATCGTGGACTTCATGCTCAGGCAGGTCGTGTACGTCGGACCCGAGGGCGCGTGCGTCGGGTGTGAGCTGACCTTCGCTGTGGCGGTGCTGCGATGACGACGGGCAACGTGCGTCAGGTAATCGACGTCGCCGCACTCAACGCGCTCATCAACGGACCCAGCGGTGGCGTGGTCCGCGACTTGCTCCGTCGTGGTCTGCGCGTCCAGACCGCGGCGAAGCGCAAGTGTCCGGCCAACTTCGGCCGACTGCGCGGATCCATCACGCCGCAACTTGTGTTCACCGCCGAGTTGGGCAGCAAGGTGCCGGTCATGGAGGTCGGCACCAACGTTCGGTACGCACTGGCGGTGCACAACGGCACGGGCATCTACGGACCACGCGCGACGCCGATCCGCCCCGTGAAGGGTCGGTACCTCGTGTTCACGATCAGAGGCGGTCCGAAGCGGAACGCGCAGGGTCAGTTCATCAAGGGCAGTAAGACAGGTAACCGTGTGATCTTCGCCAAGGAGGTCAAGGGACAGAAGGGCGTTCCCTACCTCAAGGACGCGCTGGACGCCGCACGAGGTTGAGTCACACAGGTCACGATGCACCCTGACACGTTAGCGTTCCGATCATCAGCGGAAGGAACGCGCATGACCTCACCCAGCGATCCGAGCATCCGGGACTTCTCGTTCCGCAAGCAGGTGCAGTTCAAGATCGACGACGACGTGTTTCACGGTGTGCCGAACCTGCCGGCCACCGCACTCGTCGAGTTCGCGTCGGTCGCCGAGACGATCGACGCCGACTCGAACGTACCCGAGATCTCGGTGTTCACCAAGATGTTCGAGATCTTGCTGACACCCACGTCGGCAGAGCGGTTCATCGAGCGGATGAGTAGTCCCACTGAACCGATCTCACTCGCGCAGATCCAAGATATCCTCCCGTGGATCATGGAGGAGTTCGGCATGCGCCCTACGAGTCCATCTCCCGACTCCTCGGCTGGGTCAGAGAGCCCGGGAGATGGCACGAGATCGACGGGGAGTGCCTTGGCCGTGGTGTCGACATTGAATCCCTCCCCGCCCACCGGTTCCTAAACTTGGTGTATGCAGCCATGGTCGCGCGCCTACCTTACCCGGACGAGAAGGACCACCCCGATCCACGAAGCGAGCTGGACGTTCCGCTGATGGTGAACACGTGGCACGTACCTGGTGAGCAGCGACCCGATGTCGAGGGTGAGACCGTCGAGGGTGCGCCCTCGTGGTGGCGTGGCGATGAGGAAGCGTCGCAGTCGTTCATCCGTGAGATGGGCATCAAGCTCTAGGTACGCACATGACGGCGCCCATTGATCGAGCTTACGTCGAGGTAGTTCCTGATCTTCGAAAGTTCAAAGAGAAGCTTAAGACCGACGTCGCGTCGGGTGTGAAGGGTGTCGGCGAGCAGTTCAACGGCGTCACCAGTGCGGCGAAGACCAGCGCCGAGAAGTCGGCGGGTCACTTCAAGCGCGCCTTCGGGGGCGTGGGTTCGTCGATCAAGAGCATCGTCGGACCCATGCTCGCGATCGGCACCATCGTCGGTGGGTTCTCGTTCCTGAAGGGTGCAGTCGAGAGCGCCGAGGCCGCACGTAAGGCGATGGCCCAGACCCAGGCCGTTATCAAGTCGACGGGTGGGGCCGCTCACGTCTCGGCAGGTGACGTGAAGGACCTGGCGCTCGGTCTCAGCTCGATGACCGGCATCACGGCAGGCACGATCCGCGCGAACGAGAACCTGCTACTGACGTTCACCGGCGTCCGCAACGAGGTCGGCAAGGGCAACGACATCTTTAACCAAGCCAGCCAGGCCGTGCTGGATATGTCGGTGGCCCTGAAGGAGGATGGCAAGAGCGCCAGCATACAACTGGGTAAGGCGCTGCAAGACCCGATCAAGGGTGCCACCGCGCTGCGCCGCGTCGGCGTCGCGCTCACGCAGCAGCAGCAGGACGCGATCAAGCACTTCGTCGCGACGGGACACACGCTCGAAGCACAGAAGATCATTCTCAAAGAGCTGACCACTGAGTTTGGCGGCAGCGCGGCGGCGCAGGCCACCGCAGGCGACAAGATGCGCGCAACGTGGGCGCGCGTGAAGACCCAGATCGGTGAGGTGCTGCTGCCGACGGTCGAGAAGTTCCAAGACTTCGTGGCGAAGAAGCTGCTGCCCGGCATCTCAGAGATGATCAAGGGATTCCAGAACGGCACCGGCACCTTCGGAACGATCAAGGAGCTGTTCCGATCAACGCTGGATGTGCTTCGGCCACTGGTTGCCATGGTCATCGGCTTTGCCCGTGACGCGTGGGGTGCAGTCCAGAAGATCTTAGTGAATGAGATCATCCCTGCGCTTAAGAAGGTGGCGCAGTTCATCAGGGAACACGGCACACTTGTGCGCACCGTCGTCGTCGGAGTGCTGGCCTTCTACGCCGCGTGGAAGGTCGCCGAGAAGAGCATTGCGATCATTAAGGCCATCGGTGCGGCGTTGACCTTCGCGTCAGCGAATCCAATCGTGATCATCATCGCCGCAATCGTCGCGCTGGTTGCGGCGTTCATCTACGCTTACAAGCACAGTCAGAAGTTCCGTGACATAGTTGATCAAGTCATCGATAACGTGCAGCACGCGTTCAAGAACTTCATGCACGCGGTCGACAACGTGAAGCACGCGTTCGACAACGTGTGGCACGCGGGCGAGAACTTCATTCACGCAGTCGAGAACATCATTCACGCCGTTGGCAACTTCATCCACGCGATCGGTAACCTCATCCACGCCGGTGAGAACGTGGGACACGCGCTTGGCAACGTGGTGCACTTCTTCACCAGCATTCCGCGGTACATCGAAGATGCGGGCAAGGCGATCGTCGGGTTCTTCACCGATCTGCCCAGTAACATTCTCAAGCTTCTCTACCAGGCACCCACGTGGCTGATCAACGCCGGCATCTTTCTCATTAAGGGATTCTTCACTGGACTTTTGGACGAGTGGAAGCTCCAAGTCAAGTTCTTCACGGCACTCCCTGGGCTGATCATCAAGTTCTTCGCGAATGCACCCACGTGGTTGCTCGAGGCAGGCAAGTTCATTCTCAAGGGTCTGCTGACCGGGCTCAAGATCTACTGGGAGATCGTCAAGTTCTTCTACTGGAGCATTCCGAAGTTCATCTTGAAGATATTCGTCAGTGCAGGTTCGTGGCTGGTCGACGCCGGTCGGCGGATCATCGGCGGTCTGTTCTCTGGGATTAAGACAGCGTTCCTCACCGTCGCCAAGTGGTGGCTCGGCCTACAGCTGTGGGTCTTGCGGATATTCATCAACGCACAGGTCTGGCTACTGAGGGCCGGCGCTGCGATAATCTCGGGTCTGTGGCACGCGATCAGTGGCGCGTGGAACAGCACCGTAGGTCCGTTCTTTGCAAACGTCGGCTCTGCCATCGTCAATAAGTTCGCCAACGCGGTCAACTGGCTCATCACCGCGGGCCACAACGTCATCAGCGGCATCTGGAATGGCATGGGTGCCGTGTGGGCGAGTGTAAAGACGTGGCTCGGTAGACGCAAGCAGGCTGTGCTCGACGCACTCGGTGACGCCACCAAGTGGCTCTACAGCGTCGGCAGGAACGTCATCACGGGTCTCTGGAACGGGATCAAGGCGCTCGGCACGTGGCTTAAGGATCAGATCCTGAAGATCGTTCCTAAGTGGATCAAGGACGCACTTGGGATTCACTCGATTCCCGGGTGGGCGGTCGACATCGGCAAGTGGATCGCCCGAGGACTGGCCGCGGGCATCAAGAAGTTTCCTCACTTCATAAGCAACCTCGCCAAGATGGCGCGCGACAAGCTCAGCAACATCGGCATCGGGTCGGGGTTCGACATACCCAAGCTGGCGCAGGGTCTGTACCAGCAGTACGCCGCGAGTCTGTTCGCCGCGCACGGGTGGGCTAAGAACCAACTGGCGCCGCTGGTCGCGCTGTGGCAGGGTGAGTCCGGGTGGAATCCGAAGGCGAAGAATCCATCGTCTGGCGCCTACGGCATCCCCCAGTCGCTACCCGCGTCGAAGATGGACTCATACGGCGATCGCAACGATCCCGCTGTGCAGATCCGCTGGGGTCTCGACTACATCAAGGGTGCGTACGGCACGCCGTCCAACGCGTGGGCGCAGTGGCAGGCGCGGTCCCCACACTGGTATCACCAGGGAGCGTGGGAGATCCCGCGTGATCAGTTCGCGTTCCTGCAGCGCAAAGAGATGGTCGTGCCCGCTCCGGCCGCTGAGAAGTGGCGCGCAAATCAAGAGATCGACTACGAGCGGCTGGCTCGCGTACTGGCGAAGGAGCTGGGACGCGCGATGTCCAACGTCAGCATCGAGCTCGATGGCGCGCAGGTTGCAACCTCCGTCACCAAGCGCCAGGGTGCCAAGGCAGCGAAGGGTCCGAGACGATGACGATCCAGACACTGCGGCCTAACGCCCTGGTCCGCAACGCAGGCATCACTGCGGTCGGCGGCACTCCCGCCGGCGTCGTGTCTGACAACTCTGACGCCACGTACGACCTGGGTACACGCAAGGACGCGTACCTCGCGGTCGACTACGGTTCACTCTCAGCACTTGGCGCGACCCAGCGTGTTAAGTCGTGCCAGCTACGCATTCGTAGTGCCGCCGACGTATCTGGGACCGCGTCATCAGTGACGACATATTCTCTGCAGAACTTTACTACAGGTGGAACACCAGTAGGAGCAACCACAGTCCGGCGCGGAACGACATCGATCTTGACTCAATCCGGTGCAATCGCGTACGTGGGTCCAGGTGGCCGTGCGTGGACCGAAGCCGAAGTCAATGCCACTGGCAGCTGGACGCAGTGGTCACTTGCTGACGGCGGTGTGACACACTTTGCCCGCGTTCATGAGCTCTACATGGACGTGGACATCAACGATCAGCCGATTGTGACTGGTGCGCCTACGGTGACTAACGTCACCAACAACGCAACTCCTACCGTGTCCTGGGTGTACACCGACGCCGACAACGATCCACAGACGCACTTTCAAGTCAAGATCTTTGACTCAACGACATACGGCACTGGTAACTTCTCACCCGACACCTCAACGGCAGCGTATGACTCTGGTGACATGACTGGGCAGGACGCCCAGCTTATCACGACTGCACAGCTACAGAACGGAGTAACGTACCAAGCGTATGTGCGCGCCGCACAGGACTGGCCGGGACCGCAGGGTTCGGTGTGGTGGTCCGCGTGGGCGACATCCGCTCCGTTCACGATCAGCTTTACCGCACCGTACACTCCCTCGATCTCATCGGCCGCGGTACTCGCCGACGCCAACGACTACCGCACAATCCTCGGTGTGGATGCGCCGGTGAACTTGCTTACCGCGGGTTCAGCTTCGTTTGAAGGTGGTGTGGGCAGCTGGGTCGCAGATGCAAACTGCTCGATCAGCTCGGTTGCCACCGATCACCTTGATGGCGTGAACTGCATGCAGATGTCGTCGACTGCGGCGGGCAACATGATCGCCCGCTGTGAGCTCGATTTTCTCGGTGATCCAGTGGTTGACGTGGGTAAGACGGTCACAGTAATCGCATCGTTTAAGACCGCAGTGACGTCACGCTCGTGCTCGGTCGGAATTCGCTGGTATGCATCGGACGAAGTGACACAGATCGGTGCTGACCAGTTTGGCTCGACGATCTCAGATACAACGGGCGCGGCGGGCACCAACTGGACGCAGGCCGTTCTCACCACGACGGTGCCCGCGGGTGCGGTGCACGCGAAGGCGTTAGCGCGCGTCGCTGCGACGGGCGGCGCCGCAGAGCTTCATCGCGTCGACAACGTATCATTTCACGCCGGTTCGGTCACGACGTGGACACCCGGTGGCTACGTTAACTCGGCGGGTGACCTCATTCTTGAGCGTGGTGAACGTCTGCAGTCAGCACGTGGCCCGGCCGAAAATTGGGCGAGTATGCAGGTGTGGTCGTGTGCCACCGAGATCCGCAACCAGGGCCGAGGCTTCTCGTGGAACCTCATTGATCGTCTCGACTGGATGTGGTTGGATAAGGTCATCTCGGCTCCGGGTGCGACGCCCGCGGGTATGCTACGTTGGGGTCCTGTCACTGCAACAACGTCGGGTCTGGCGTTCGGCTGGTGGCCTTACTTTCCGGCGAAGGACTATGCATTTCCGATCGTGCCTGGGTTGTCACACGTGTTTTCGGTCTGGGCTTGGTGCGACGTCGGTACGTTTGTCATCACGCCTAAACTTGAGTGGAAGAACGACGATGAGTCACCCAACTCGGCGGTGACTGGATCAAACGTGACACTCACCACGACGCCGCAACAGATCGTGGTGAGTGGTGTAGCACCCGCTGCGCCGGCGTCAATGGCTCGCGGTCTGATTACCAACACAAACTCTGACAACACTAAGCACGTGTTCTTCACACGCTGCGGGTTTGGTCTGGGAACCGTGCCGGTCGACGGTAAGCAGCCGATGGGTGGACCGATTGTCTGGAGGTCGATCCGCTTTCCGATCGATGAGTTTGCCAGCTTCGCCGTTGGGTTTGACAGTCAGCAGCACAGAGTGTACGCAGACTTTGAGTACCCAGCCGGACGACCAGTGCTCTACCGCGCATCAATCGCGTACTCATCAGGCGTAAGCAACGTCGTGAAGTCTGCATATTCGCAGCAGGCGGTCGTGTATAACGCTCCTCCCACGCAGACTATCTTGCGATCAATCACCAACCCGCTGCTGCAGGTCGCGGTGAATCGACGTAAGTCCGCGGCGTTCACACACGTCGATGACGCAGTGATCTTTCACCCGCTTGGCGCTGACGGGGCACCTGTGCGGGTGCGTGACTGGGTAGGCGGCGAGGATGGGCAGTTGATCATCGTCACATCCACTGAGGCGCAGTTGGCACGGTTAAAGAGCTTGATCACCTCGGGTGACGTGCTGCAGGTGCAGTGGGCACAGGGTGGCCGCTCGTACATCTTACTTACTGATCGCACGATGGACGAGACGATCAGTGTGGATACTGACTGGTGCGACGCCGACGGCACACAGAGTTGGATCCGCTACGCCGTGCACACACTGGCATACGTCGAGACGGTGGCGCCCTGATGTACCCAGTCTCCCAGCGATACCTCGACACGATCGCACGACCTCACACCCAGCTCGCGTACGTGGACGTGCTCAAGGACGGCAACCTGATCGCCACGTCGTTTGGCGGAACGCTCGTCGATCCGCAAACCGGTGCGGTCGCGCAACCCATCTCTGGAAACATCACCGTAGATAAGACCTCGATCCGCCGCGCCGGTAACCTCACGTTCACCGACGTATCGGGTCAGCTGGTGCCGCAGGACGTCGACTCACTGTTCGCGCCGTTCTCGACCGAGGTGCGGGTCTGGGTCGGAGTGAGATACTGGGACTCCCCGCTCGCCGTGATAACTGACCCGACGACGAACGTCACCACATTGCAGGTGGACACCGAGTTCGTCCCGCTGGTGACGCTCGTCGTCACCAAGGTCGCGGCCGACTACCCACAGCTCACCGTGTCGGGCTTTGACCGGATGCAGCTGCTCGGCACGTTCCCCTCGCCGTACGCGGTGGCCAGCGGAACCGAGGTCACGCAGGCCCTGCTGAACCTACTCTCGGCGAACCTGCCCAGTGGTCGCATCAGCACGAACCTGCCGACCGGCGCCGAGCAGACGACAGGTGACCTACTGTGGGACGTCCAGACGCCGGTCGCCGACGCCGCACACGATATCGCCCAGTCCGCTGCGCTGCAGCTGTTCGTCGATCCCATGGGCACGTTCACGGCCACCAACGAGCCGTCCACCAACGACGCTCCGGTGCTGACGTATCAGCCCGGGCAGTTCTCAATGATGCAGCGTCCTAAGCGTGAGATCTCGGCGGAAGAGATGTACAACGCCGTCGTGTTCACCGGTGAACCGACCGACGGCACGGCACCGGTGCGGGGTTATGCGCAGGACGACGATCCGGGTTCACTTACATACGTCGGACGAACCGGTGTGCGCATCTACTTCGCGTCGTCTCCGATCATTCGGACCGCGGCCGCCGCGAACGCAGCGGCCAAGACGACGCTTCTGCGTATCCTGGGACTCACCGACTCTCTCAACGTCGCAGTGATGCCCAACCACGCACTCGAGTGTGGTGACGTGATCTACCTGAAGGATCCACAGCAGGGCATCGACTTCCCGGTGCTGATCGACAGCTTCTCACCCTCGCTGCGCGCGAGCGACGGGTGGATGCTCCTCACGTGTCGGAACCGGGTGATCTCGTGACCGCGGCACTGCCGGGACAGCACCTTCCCGCGAACAACGCTGTGCGCCGCGTCGGCACCGTGATCTCCATCGCACTAGGCACGCCCAACAAGGTCGAGATTGCGCTCGGCGGGGACACGACGCAGACCGGACTCTTCTGCTACCTCAAGTCTTACTTCCCGGTGGTGGGCGACGTCGTCATGGTCCTGTCCGTTGGACCGGATCACCTGGTGCTCGGCTCGATCTCGGACGGGATACTGCCAGACCAGGACGCACCCACGTTCACGGGCACCGCGCTGACCGGCACATACGACTCGGCGCTGCCCATCCGACACTCTTACTTCGTCAAGTCGGGCACATCGGACGCGTCTGGTCTGTTCACTGTATCGATGCCCTCGGGCGTGACGGCGATCCTGTGCGCGACGTGGATGAAGGCCGCGGTGGCAGGCTTTGACATCATCTACCGCAACGAGTCGACGGTGACCACATTGACCTTCCAGACGCGTAACAACGACGCGACCAACGCCGCCGCCGCACTCAAGGCGTATGGCGTGTACATCGACATCACGTGGCAGTAGGGAGGTTGACAGTGAGATTCCTCGTGTATCCGGCGGACGACCACGGGTGCGGCCACTACCGACTGATCTGGCCCGCGCAGGCACTGCAGGCGCAGGGCCACGACGTCACTGTGGTGACCGCCGAAGATCGACACCTGCGGATTCACTTCGATCCACACGACGCCAGCAAGGTCGCCAACGTCGAGATCGAGCCGGGCTACGACGCGGTCGTGTTCCAGCGCACCACCGACCGGCGACTCCTCGAGGTGTTCCCGTGGCTGCGCGCGCGAGGCATCGCGGTGATCATCGACGTGGACGACGATCTCACCAGCATTCACCCGAGCAACCCGGCGTGGACGATGCTCGATCCCAACCGCGCCGCGCGTGAGACCAAGTTAGCGATCTTGAACGGCCAGGTGCCGCGAGAGAAGGCCGGACAGCTTCACGCGATGCTCTTGCAGGGATACAATCACTCGTGGCATCACCTCACCGAAGCGTGTAAGCGCGCGACGCTGGTCACGGTGTCCACTCCCAACTTGATCAAGAAGTACGCGGCGCACGGCCGTGGCCGCGTGCTGCCCAACTTCGCACCGGATCACTACCTCGACGTCGTGCACGAAGACTCGGACGTGATCGGCTGGCCCGCGGCACTCTACTCCCACCCAAACGACCCAGCGGCCGTTGG